GGTGGTGGGATTAAAAGATGTGCATCCTAACGCTAATAAATGCCCACTAGGAGCGAAAAATATTTTTGTTACCTGCTCAGGAACAGCTTTAGATCCAGTAATAGTATTGAGCTCTACAGCCCTGTTACTATAAGTTGTGTTATATGTCCAATGATATATGTCCCCTCCAGATATATTAAATAATAAATCATTATTAAAGTTATCTTGAAATGTTAATTGAGAAAATACAAGAACAGGAGCCACAATACTAGAACCAAAAGTACCTCTACCAAAAGTACCCGTACCAAAACCTAACCCACCTGAAGTTGTAGCTGAACCAATATTAAGTTGAAAAACAGCGGTAATACCCGTGCCTCCTCCTGTAGCTCCTGAAGTAGCTGAAGTAGCTGTGGTTATTGTAAAATTATCTGCGTCTACAATGGTTTGTATTTCAAACTCTAAATTAAGATTAGCAGCTAATATACCACCTACAGCAGTAGCGCCACTAAAAGTAACAAAATCTCCTGCTAGAGCACCATGACCAACAATATTAACAGTTACAGTGGTAGCAGCAGACGTAGTGGTAGTAAAACAATTATCTGTAGCACTGGATACAAAGGTAGCTCTGATAGGTGTTATATCATGTAAATATGAACCCGCAGCAATATACATTTTGCTATTAGTACCAATCCCAATATTTATAGCGCCATCGCTAGTAGCATAGGCATATAAACTACGAGCAGTTCCTTCATATGCAGCAAAGTTTTCTACCTGCCAACCGCCTATTTTTTCAGGGTATCCTTGCCTAAACCTAATCATATCCCCGTCAAACCAACCACCTTGATCTGAGTAATTAGTTTTATCGCGGTTAATACCTGGTTGGAATTGTAATGTTTTTAGTCCCATTATTAACTTTCATCTCCAAACTTAAATTCTTATACGCAAGTTTTTCATACTTCTGTATTAATTTACAATAAGGGCGTACGTACGCTACCCCAATATCTTTATATTCTTCTCTCAAATGAGATTGAAATTCATCAGAAAGACGTACTTCATGACATGTTATAGGGTCGTCAAAAATAACATTTTCAAGAGGTACAACATCTATTCTTCCACTACCTGAATAGTAGACCATTAACACGATTATCCAGTGGGTCATACTTCTGGTATATCTATATCAAAAGTTACACTAATTCCAAGACTATGCCAATCTTGAAGTAACTCCCCCCAGCTAGTATACATAGCTGTTATGGGACAACTCACTCCAATACGTTCGGCAAGTTCTTCAGCCTCAAAATCTAAGAACTTTTGATAGTGACCATTAATGGGTGTATCCACTATTGGGTCATTTTCCATTATCCACCTACCTGTTTAAATCCATTAAAAACATTAAACATATACAAGATAATCCATAAAACAAAAACATAAACCCTAAAGGATAGTTTCCTTTAACTATTAAATCAATAAACGTTACCATATAACACACAGTTACTATAATCAGAGCATATAAACTCATAACTTTTTCCTAAGAACTTTTTCCTTAATTATACAGCTTTTTAAAATTTCATTATTACCGCCCTGTCCTCCATCATCTGTTAACGTAGACATAATATGTAATGAAGTTTCAGTCTCTTTTACTCTAAAACCCACAGTTTTACATGTGATAGGTGCTTCATCTAACTCATCTAAATTCTCCACCCACCCCGCATCTCCTGAATGGTCATACCATTCTACATACGTCAGGGGCCACGTTTTAAAGCCCTTTCTTTTCATTTCTTACCCTCCTAATTCCCGCTGTATGACGTTCTATTTCACCATAATCTTTATGCAGTATAATTGCTTGAATCTCTCTACCAGCCCTATATCCTGAATCTATTGTCCAAGCATCTCCTGGGGATAAAGTTCTAAATGATTCCACAATAACCTGCATAGCTTCAAAACTCCTCTTTGTATGTATATGCCCATGCCAGCAGTATTTAAAATCACTTTCTGCCCATTCAGGACAATCTACAGCCATAATAGCAGGTAATTTATCAGGTTTAGGCATATGCCCATGAGTTATACCAATTAAATTTTTACCAAATGCATAGTAATACATAGCTTTAGGTGAGTCTTCTATAATCACACGTTTGTTAGAATCATAAAATGTAGCCAAAGCACAGCTTAATGCTACATGAGAATGAGGATCATGGTTCCCAGCCACGTTTCTAACACGCACAATTTTATGTTTTGTCAAGGCTTTTTCTATAAAGTACCTAAGAACATATATGCCAGATTTAATAATTTTAGAAAATCTAGAGTCCGCATCAAGAGGGTTCTTATTGGCTGGAGTTTGATTCAAAGAATCATCTATATGATAGAAATCACCTAGTTGAGCTATTAATATTTCGTGTGTGGAGGGTATAGCATCTATAATTCTGTCAGCTGCATCGGTTAAATCTTTACACCCTATCTTTAAATCAAAGTCCTCCCTTGCTTTCTCCTCCCATGAGAGCATACCTAGATGAGCATCGCCAATACATATACACGCTAAAAGGTCTTTATTTTTAACCTTAGGGGTTTTAGTGCTAACAGACCTAGTTTTAACCTTTTCATTGAAGGATGAAACTGTATCATCAATTACTTCCTGAGTACTTCTTTGACCTTTTTGAGGTTGACCTTTAACCCATGTTGCTGCAGGGGAACCAGCCTCATTGTAAAGGGTAGATTGTCCCGACTGTTGTTTCTTTTTTCGGAGTCGAACACGATAGATTGTATCAGCTATTGTAGGACGAGCTACATCATGTTCAAGCGCAGCATCTGCTTGAGAGTTCCCTTCAGATAGGGTTCTAATATAGGCCGTTTCTTTTTCAGTTATACAGTAAGGAAGTAACCCTGCATAATCTGGGTCTTTAGTAAAGGCCATATAAATGCCTCTTTTTGTTATTTACAAGGAACCAGTAGTATAACCAAGTATAAATACCAGTATGTACCAAACAAAAGGTGGAACATAAGCAGCCCAATCTTTAAGTTTGTCCAACATATTATTTACCCCTCTAGTAGTTAAGTCAACTAACTCTTTCATTTTGTTGTTGTTTTTTTAACCTTGTCGTACGATCTGGCGGTCGCCAATCCAAGCATTCCCATCAAAACCGGAAGCATGGTTGCTGTGTCAGCCTGCGGCACAATGATACCAAATGGCGCTGCCAATGGCGAAACCAAAAAATTTATAGCAAAGCCTAAAACACAAACCCACGCACAGGCGGGACGCCACGAACTTTGGAACCAATTTCCCTTCGCTTCTTCTCGATTGACAGCTATCTGAGCTAGAGCAATTTCTTGGGCATGATTCTCAGCCATAGTAGAAATTTCATGAGCTAACTTTTGTTTAGTGTCGGCGTCGGGTATGAATTTATCCAGTAATGAAGCTACTGGTCCTATTAAGGCTTGTAACATTAGGGTTTAGTAGGCCACGTTATGTTATCTACATCACTCTGAGTAGGTACGTCTCTTAAATTTTGCCTATAAGCCGTTTGTGCATCTGACATAGTTAAGTCTGAACTAGCCCACCAATCACATTCTCTTAATAACATATCACGTTGACTTCTAATCCTTACCCACTTCTCATCAGTTGTAGGTTGAGCAGCAGCAATATTATCTTTTTCTTGTTGTGTATAGGAGCGTGTTGTTTCTTCTCCTGTCATTACGTTTACTTCAATTACATCAGCCATATTATTTTCCTATTGGTATTGAATATTCACTCCACCATTTACATCAAAGGTATCTGAACCATTTGCCATTGTGATTCTTAATTGTGTTAATTCTCCGCTTAATGATTTACTCCCCGCGCCATGAATTACTACTGTGAAGTCTGACCTAGCTAATAAAGAGGTACATGTCCATGTATTATTTGTAGCATCTTCTAATGTTAAAGTAATATTCCCATGAGTCACCCCCGCCGAAGCGACAGTATCATTTAAACCATAAGCTGCTGTAAATGATGTTGCCCCTGCATTGTTATTGCTAACAGTGCTTAAATACCCTGATGTTTCTATGCCTCCAGAATCACCAATTTGTATTTGTTGGTTACTTGTGCCAGAAGTTGATACCCCTACAAGCATAACGATTATACGGCTAGTTCCCGTAGGTATTCCTGTAAAATCAATAGCCGTACCACCTGTTGTGGTGCTTTCAGTTCCTAATGTGATGGAATAAGGATTCGCGCCAGCCGAATTTTCGATTTCTTCAGTTACAATTTTTGCGCCTTGAATTTGTGTTGCCATTATAAATCACCTACTTCTGTAATTACTTCATTCATTCCTGTCTTTAAGTTATCAACGGAATCAGCATCAGTTATCTTGGTATCTGCGGTAGCATCTCTTGCTGTTTGTTTTTTTACGACTACTGCCGCTTTAGCATCTGCATCACCTGCTTCATCAGCACGTTGGTAAGCAACGTCCAACTCTGCGAATTTAGGAATCCTAGCTTCTCTTACTTTTTCTTTAGCGAGAATTTTTGCCTTATCTAAATCAACCTCAACACTCTTACCTTGTTCAGTTACCCAAGCGTTGCGGAACGTCCTGTCGCTTTCAACTGTGTCAACATCAACAATATCTGCTGAGTCTCTGCAATTTTCAGGAACAGATTTTATTAGTAAATCATCTATTGTTCCACCACTTGCTAAAAACTTTGGAGCAGGTATAACAACTTTAGCTATTCCATCTTCTCCTTGATACACTATTCTTTTGTCAGCCATTATTGATCTCCAAACATTGCGCCAAAAACTAATACGGAATCACACGCGGAAAAAGATGCGTTACAGGTAATCAATCTAATAGAACCTGCGGCTTGCGAATTAAATTCTATATTAGTACCACTAACACTTGTGCTATCTGCTTCTTTCGCAGTTCCTACTGCTGCATAATTAACACTACCGAAATCAGTAGTGATTTCTACTGTAAGGTCGCCTGTACCATTATCTGTAATACTTGCACAGTTAAATGAATCTCTAAACGCAGGAGTTCCTGTTCCATTCAAATTAAACCATGCTTTTGCTCTGCCTTGAAGTATATCTGCGGGAATAGAAGAATTGCCACCACTCGCATCTTTGAGCGTTGTGATTTGTGCGTTAGTTACATTTAATGTACTCATATTTTATTCCTCAACCCTTTGGATATTTGTCTTTAACAGCTTTAATTGTTTTCTTCCACTCATCAATACCATTGTGGTAGATGTCATCTAATTGGTCTTCAATAGATGGATATTCTGCCCTACGTTTTTCTTTATGACCCTCACTCGCTTCCCACTCA